CTCCCGACAAGGGTGGTGTTCTACGCAGGGGCACGATCTTTCGATCCCGTTGTTATAGTATATTATAATACCAAATATAGATTTGTCAAGCTTTTGATGGAACCTTAACACATTAAATCTTATGTGTGATATAAGGAAAACTAATCTAGTTAAGATAAATTTTTGCTCCAACCACTTTAACTTCTGTTGTACCAGTGATGTTTGCTTTTGTTCCTTTTAGTTCTACCAGTCCAGCAGTTGCTTCCATCTTAGCACTTGTATTTCCTTTAACTTCAACAGATGTTGTTCCTTCGACTTTGGTAGTAACACCTTTTACTAATGCTCTACCAGCTTTTCCTGCTACTAATTCTGCAGCTAAAGTTCCCCCTGCAACAAACTTAGTTTTAGTATCAAGACTCATTCCTCTGTTTCTTTTTTTGACTAAACTACCAGGACCTCCTGCTGCAAAGAAACTAGCACAACCTCCTCCAGTAAATACATAATCTCCTGCAGTGGTTACAGAAAATTGACCTGGTGATAGAACTGTAGTTGTGGAACGAGGATCAAATTTCATCTCTGTTCTCTCTCCTGCACCAAATTCCATTATCTGACCAGTAATAATTTTCTTATCATTAACTGCCACCTCAAATACTTGTGATGCTGCCATCTCAATTTTACCAGTAGCTTCCATTCTTATACGACTTCCTTTGATTATTACTTCATCATCAGCGTCTATTACTATAGTCTTTCCTCTAATATGATATTCACTACCTCTTGCTTTCGTTACTATATCACCATCTGCTAGAATATTTAATGCTTCATCATCATCCTCTGGTCTACCAGCATTAAAATACAAATTACTTCCAGACTCAGCATTTAGACATAATCCACCCTCTGCCCACAGACCCATTGTGGCACTTCCAGCAACAAAAGATCCTCCTGCTTGTGTTTTTACAGGACCTGTTCTAATTCTTATTCCACCATCACTGAGGAACGACATGAACGCACCACCTTGATAAGGTCCTTGTATCCTTAACCTATTAGTTTCTTCATCGGCAAAAGATATTTCATATATTAATGATCTTGCTTGCCAACTTTTAGTTAATACATTTACTAAAGCACCACCAACTTCCTGTGCCTCATCAGGAGTTGTTTGTTTGAATATATCATCAGGATAATTCTTAGCAGCGACGTAATTTTTTGACATTATGGGCAATCAATATATTTACCAGTACCAATCTTAGTAGAACCAACGTTGGATAGTCCATCTGTATCTAGACAAACTAGAGATGGTATCATTTTAGCACCATAACCGCCACCACCAATGAATTCTATCTTAGGAAATTTATCAAAGGTAAGAGTTCTATCCAACACACGTGCTCCTATAACAAAACCATCATCATTTATCGTTGCTTCAACAACATTAGGATTGCCATCAATTAAAACTGTTGGAGGAGTTTTGTATCCAAGACCAGGTCTAACAACAGTAAATGAATCAATAATACATCTTACACCTCTATCATCAGCACGATTAATTTTATATCCAAATCCAGATGATAGTATTCTTATCTCTGTAACAAATCCATTATCATCAAGTAATGCAGCAGCTGTTGCACCAATTCCCTCTCCAGTAACAAATACTGTTGGTGGTTCTGCCCATGCGTCTCCAGTGCTGTCTACTGGTATCTCAATAATACCACCATTGTCGTCAGTTATTACGTTTATTGGATTTACTACTGGCAATTCAAAATCCTCAAATACAGTATCTGGAACATCACCAATACCTTCATCAATATCGTCAATAGTTTGATCATCTCTGGTAATTATCAAAACATCTACAGTTGCACCAGTTCCAGTTATAGCAAATGTTAATGTTTCTTGTTCTTCCACAACATCGTCTTTTGCAATACCCACAGTGACCACTGCTCCATTGTTGCTAATAACAAACTCTCCACTCAATGAGTTTCCTATAATGTCTGATGGCGTTATACCTCTACCAAATAAAGTATAGTATAGAATACTTCCATCTGGTACATTTGTAGTTTGAATAGTGTAGATAATAAACTCATCTTCTGGGCAAGTAGATCTATTTGCTTCAACCTTAAATGTTGGATCTAATAAAGTAGTGTCTTCAATTGGATCTTCATCATCTACATCTGTAAGCAAATCTGTTGTATCATCAATATCATCAAATGGATTTACTGTATTTGGACTAAATGGATCGTAAGATTCTTTTAAATCTCTCTCTACAATTGTGCATTTAGCAACATTTTGTACAAATAAAATTTTTATATCTTCATTTTCTGGTGAATCATTGTTTATTTTTACAAAGAAACTCTCATCACTGTCTGCTACAGTATCTACCAATGTTTGTACACTAACTTTTGCTTCTTTAGCGTTAGTGCCAAAAGGTACTACTTTATTTTCTGAAAGATAATCTTCTCCTTGAACAGCACTTCCCTGTCCTGGCAAAGTTTCAAATGTTACGGAAGAAGCAATACTAATATCACCTGTTCTCGTTATGGTAAAGGTCGCACTATCTCCTTCTGTAACTTCTATATCTCTTATCTCGTATACTAATTTACGTTTCTTCGTGCTTTTTGTTGGAGGTAGTGGTACTCCACCTACAAATCCAACTCCTGTAACTTGTAATGGTGCACCTGTATATGCTTCATCACAAACGTATTGTGTATAGTCAGGAGGAACATCACCAAATAAATTATCAATTTTACTTAACAGATCATCTAAGAAATCTTTTCCTTCATCATCATCCTTTCCATCTCTATTTCCATTTGTACATACTTGCTTATACTGTGAGCATTTAGTATCAGGACCTGAGCAAGTTAATCCTAATAAATTTAGAATATAATTGATTGCATTACCGATCAAGTTAAGAGGAGCAGCAATAGCACCTAGAATATCTTGTAGAGGACCTAGAATACTATCTAATAATGACTCTAGTAACTGATATATTTTTGAGATAATACCATTTACCAACTCATCAATTTGACAAATAGCATTACGATATATTGAATTAACATAACTCATCAAGAGATTTGTTAACCATTCAATCAATCTATCACCCAGATCTTCCATCTTACATCCTACACTTTCCAATAGTCTGTCGAAGAATTCAGTAACAGGAGTTAACCTATTACCCTTTTTATCTGGTTTTAGTAAAAACTTTACTAATTTGTTAACTGCCTCTTGGAGAAGAAATATAATATATCCCTTAACCTTTCCTAAAAACTCTCGTATAACTCGTACTGCTTTATTAGTATACTGTCTCGCCTTTCCTACGGAATTATATAATCCACCTGTATACTTATTTACATAAAAATCACCAATATTACCATTATTATCCTGTATATCCTTCAAAAAACCACCAATGATAATATCCATTGATTCTTTCAATTTAACATCCTTACATTTTTCTGCTCTTTCTTGACACCAATCATCTAATGTTTGTTGTTCAACTAATGCACCAGGATCAACTCTTAGTTTACCATTACCATCTTCGGTCAAATCTGAAAGGACTCCTACATGCCTTGCTCCAACTAAATTATCTGGATTTCCATCTATATAAGGATCTATTGAATATTTTGGATCAGATCTAGGACCTGTTTCAAATCTAGAATCTTCACCATCACTAACAACAACTGTTTCTGATGCAGCACCTGGCGTTTGACCGATAGAACCCAAAATAATTGGTTTTTGTCTGTCATTATCCAAATAAAAACCAATAACCCAACAACCTGGTATCAATTGAGGATGTTTTCCTGCAATGTTACCAGGTGTGAATGGGTCAGTAACAGGCATTACCACATTTGCCCATGGCAAATCAGCAGTTGGAACAAGTTGTTTAGACTTGGGATGTTCTCCAACAATTGCTACTTTATATCGGTAACCACCTTTGTTTTCTCCTTCGTCAGAAGCTCTAGACTCTACCTGACCTACCCACCAATTAAAACCGTCATCGCCGATTTTGGTAGTAGGAAACAAACGTGATAATGCTTCATCATGTCCAGTGCTCATTTTTTAATCGTCATATATTAGACACTCAGGTTCATCAGGGTGTACATCACAGAATACCTCTAATACATTAGGGTCGTGATGATCTCCTGCTTCAATTTCTGACTTATGATGTTCTACATACTCTTCTAAATCATGCAACTCATCTTCAATGTGATGTCGCATGGGTTCTGATGTTTTAGGATCAGCAAGAATTTCTTTGTCGTGCTGAATATGGTCTTCAATTGTTTTCATTGTGTTTTCCTCCGTACAGTATGTACATTATTATTTATTCTCACCGTGTTTGGATAAATCTTCCGTAGTTCCGTAAGAATCTCTAATTAATCTTAGCGTAGTATTACAAATTCCAGTGGTACCTCGATAGAATTCGTAATCATGTGAGACTTCCGACACAAGATATGTCCCAGAAGCTTCTGTATCATATGGATTTGTTTTCTTGTACGCATCTGCTGCTTTCATTTGTAATAGAAGAAAAACTTTATCACCAGCACATATTTCTGGATTGCCAGGAATTAGTACTTTTGCTTTCTGATTCTCTAACAACTTCTTTCTAGCAATAGATTGTGCTGTATAATATTTTGACCAATCAGCAAACCTTGTTGAATTTCCTGTCGTGTTCTCATCAATATTTGCTGGTTCTGGTTCATTAAACCACGTTTCATCATCCAATATCTTTGACATAAGTCTAGATGGTTTCTCAGACAACTCTTTCTGATTTACTGGAATAAGGTCTATATTTGATTGACCTCCCAGATGTGCCATGTTGTTGTAACTCGATCTAATTTTATATGTATATTCTTCATATTGTCCCGTACTATGATTAAAAAATACAAGAAAACTAGAATATTTACCTCGTCTCAAAGAACCCATTACATCTGTTTCGGTCTCAAACTTGAATGATTTTATAATTGATCTAGTATCTTGACCATCACCTTTATTTGCAATATCTTCTTTATAAGGACCATGAGACGATGATTGTAACTCTTCTGCAGCAAATCTTCTTTTCACCACACCATCATTGTCTTCTTCTGGTGTATCGCATAATGCATCTGCAGAAAAAAAGTTAAATCCTCTTCTTGTTTCCCAAAAATAAAATCCAGCAGTTCCTCTTATTTTTTCTGTCTCATTATCTGGTTCTGAATCTGAATTTCCTGAGTCAGAATACTCTGCTTCAATAGGAACTGATTTATTCATTATATTTGCTATGATATCAAAAGGTCTTCTATTATTTGATAACATTTTTATTTCAAATTTTGATGGTTCTGAAAAAACTTTCTTATCTGACTTAACATAGTTTGCAACTAAATCTTTTACAATATTATCAGCAGTTCCTGTTATAGGAACATTCATCCTTATACACTCATTTAAAAGTAATTCTGGAGAACAACATTGAATAACATAAGTTTGTATCTTTCCTGCATATATTCTATTAGCAATTTTATTAATAACAAACTCATATTCTACTGGATCATCACTAAAACTATGTTTTATTTTCAATTCAATAGTTTCACCACCCTCTATAGGATAGGTATTGATGAAATTCATTGAATCTGATATTGATATATTACAAGCTATGAGAGGATAATATATGCCCTCTTTATAACTGATATTTCCAATCATAGAATTATCAAGAGGTTCTGATTTATTTCCTTTTTTAATAGTAGCAGATTCTAGTGTTATTTGACTAGGATGCTGTTCCTTATTAGTTTGAACGAATGCCATATTATGAAATGGTAGCCTCTATAAACATTGGTACAAAAGATGAGAAGTCAGCACCTAATGAACTTCCAAAGAAATCTTCATCACCACCACTATCTCCTCCATCATTGCCACCTACCATTTGGTTATTATTGATAATAGTTGTTCCAAGTTTAGTTCCATCACCGCTAGTATCTTGTGATAGAGCAAGTAAGTTATTTGCAGTATTATCAAGATTATTATTACCACTAATTAACAGGGTTGGATCTATTTCATTCATTTGACGCAATCTTTCAAATTGTTTATAGAAAGTACTACCAGGTTTATATGGGTTTTCTTGATTTACATCACCATCAAGAGTGTCATATCTAAAATGATCAATAAATTTCTCCTCGAATTTTTTCTGAAGACCATCAAATATTCCAGCAACTTTAACATTATCTTCTTCACTTTTATTAAAGTTAAAGAACCCCTTTATATTATTAAAAGCATCACCAAATGTGTTTTTCATATCACCAAGACCTGGCACTACATTCTTAAACCATTCTGCTGGATTTAAACCTTTCAATGCATTCATTACATTGTCAAATATACCTTG